CTTTCTCGTCATCCAGCAATGGTTTGAGGTCCTGGCCGTCTGCCAGTCTCATAACTGTTCGGACAAAAGGTCCGATCAGTGGGGTCTCAGCATCGGTTAGGTAGAAGGACTGGCTCTTGTACACCAGCTTCTCAACACTGTTGAGACGACCCATATGTGGGGTTGCATGGAATTTAGATATTTGACGTTTTACATCACACATACTCGTGGGGTCCCCTTGCCACACATTGGGACCATAGATGCGCGCTAGAAACTGCACGGTTTGAGGGGGCTGTTTGACTACCACTTTCAATACTTGTCCAACATCTCTTGCTGCATTTTCGTACACATTCTCAGCTATACGTGGTGAAATGCCGTCATCTCCCGCATAAAGCCCGAGTGAGGCGTACGCTTCTTCGGGCGTGCGGTAGTGGCCTGCGACTCGTTCTTGACGCAGGGCTGTGTAGGCGATGAAACAATTGGCGAGGCCATTAAACACTGATGTTTCTGGTGACCCCGACAGCCGGGAGTAGCCGGTGTCATACGCCTCTCCGAGCGGCATTCTTCCTTTGATGTTGTATTGTTTGGAGTGTAATTGCAACACTTCGGCCACTGTACTTGGGTGGTAAGCAGCGCCGATGAATTTGCGTTCCATCTCGCGTAGTACGTTAGAGACCCGACCATCCATACGACTAAGGTCGGTCTCGATAACGGCACCGTGTCGTTGTGCTAGTTGGGCCACGGCGACCGCTATCTCAAGTGGTGTTTTACCCATTCCGTACCAGTCCAGGGTTTTCAACAAGTCTGCCAAGGGGTACATGCACTCAGAATAGCCTAGTTTCTCCACTGCGTTTAGTTGGGAGATAACTCTGCCTTCATTGGGGAACTGTGAAGCCTCAGCCTTGAGGAAGGACTGCGTTCGATCTGCCATACCAGCACCCGCTCCAGCCCCAATATCGAGGATGCGTTTTTGGTTTGGTCGGATTTGTTTGGCTCGGACCAGTGCTTCCTCAACACGGAGTAGGGTATGTTCGCGCCCCTGGAGAACCAGGGCCACGAACTCATCCATAAACTGACGCGTGTGTTGTTTGACTTCAATGGTGGTGGCGATGTCTACCACCCGTTTCTGGATTGCTTCATGTTCGTTGCTAGCATTCTTTTGTGGGCTGTAGCAGCCCAGAACGAACGGCGACATGAAGGGTACCATGGTGTTAACGGGTTGTTGGTCCCACGACCGGTTGTCAAATGTGTAGTGGTAGATTGAGTCTTCGAGGGTGACCACGACGTCGGTAGAATTGCCGTTAGCAACGCGGTGGAATTCAAGCAGATGTGCGGCCGCAGTTTTCGGGTCCTTAAGGTGTCCCAAATGACTGGCCGCTGTGTGTAGTGACAGATTGACGGCTTGAGTACGCGCTGTAACACCGATAGCATAGTCGTATTCTTGCTCGATGGTCACACTCGATGGTGTCTCAGTTCTTGATGTTGAAATCATCATTTTCCCTTCTGAGCGTGTATACACTCTGACGAAATCACCTTTCTCTGTATGGATCACTGGGTCGTAACGTTTGAGAGGCTGGCTGCCTAATAACCAACTTGCGATGTAGGACATAACACCTAGCCAGTGCCGGACAGGCAGCAGTAAGACTAGATATCGGTTGT